AACCACATTCTAGTGCAGAAAGATTCAAAGGTGTTTGTAGACCGAATCATATTGTTATTTATATCTATTTATACTCCAAAAAAAAGAGGATCCGAAGATCCCCTTTTAATAAAGTGATTACTTTACGGTTACACCATAATGTCGTCAACTCTGAAAATACGGAAATAAGGGTTTGCCCTATTAGTGCCGATTCCGTCAACAAAGACGAAAGGATTGGCAACCATACCATATCTTGTTTTGAACCCGATACGAGGTTGGAAGTCACTCTCGCCGATCGCTTTGACCATAGTCAAAGGAACGTACGGACAGTAGAATATACCAGCGTCGTAAGGATTTGATCCGCGATACCCAACACATGCGAAGTCGACGGTTGAATAAGGATCGATGTAGACTTTTAAGCGTCCGTTAAGAACTCCGGCAAAAGTATTGCCAGTGTCGTCAACAGCAAGTCCAGTTGAAAGTGCAGGCGTGTAATCCAATACACCAGAAGCAGCTAGAGCAGAAGCTACGTCAGAAGAAACGAGTACAAAGTTACCTTTGCCTCTTCTTGTTTCTTTTGCAATGACGTTAGATTCTCTTTCGAGTTGCATTACTAGTCCTTTGAATTTTTCTGCCATCCATCTACCATCAGAATCAGTTCCGACATCAAAGATACCAGATACTGCTGTTGAAGATTGGAGTGCACCAATTTTTGCTTTAATTAAAACAGTACGAACAACTTCTCTGTTGATTTCCGCAAGGATCTCAGCAGATAGGATGTTAGCAAGTTCGCCTTCGGCGTCGAGACCATGGATAGCTTTCAAATCTTGTGCTAATTCCATAGTGTACTCGGCTTTTAACGCTCTTGATGTTGCTGTAACAGTTGATTTCTCGATTGAGAAAGCCATTTCAGCGAAAGCTGCGCCAACGCCACCGGACGTACCACGTGCTTCCGCAGTGGCCGTTGGTAATCCAAGACCGAGTGAGCTAACTGTGTCAGCTTCATCGGCAATGGTACCATCGGTGTCAGCATCAGTAACACCAGACAATCCAGTTGGATCAGCCTCATGTGTACCTGAACCTGAAAAGTCAGTATCAGCTTCATCAAATAACGCTTCAGTTCCGCCTTGGGTCGAATACCTAGATTTAAGTGCAAAGATAAGACCAGTTGGTCCACTCATTGGCTGTACGCCGCAGATATCATAAGCAATCAAATTAGGCATTGCACGTCTTACTAAAGAAATTAAGACAGGATCGAAATTGTCGATACCAGAGCCAGTTACGTTAGCAGCTGCCTCAGATATTTCTCCGAACGATCTTTGTTGTTTTTCTTCCCTTAGTGCGATTTCTTGGTTCTCAAGAAGTCGTGCAGTAACCGCTTTTCGATATTTGTCATCGATCTTTGGAGCATCTTCATGATCCAATACCGGTGACCATTTCTCGATTAAGTTTTGGTCTGCGTTAAACATTTGTTTTACCTCTAAAAGTTAAATGTTATTGATTGTGTTTACTAATGGCTTGAGTGTATGCGCTCATTGTGTCAGACGTTGAAACTTGCGCTCCACCATCTTCTCCAACTAGTGCATCAGATTCATCAGTTGATTGCCCAGGTTCGGTTTTAAAATAAGACTCTTTGACGGTCTTAACTTTCATTTCGAAAGTCTCTTCGTCTTCAAAATCTATATCTTCAACTAAACCAGCGAGTTTCTCAGCTTCTGTATCTGCTAAGCCTGAAGATTGTTTACGAACGATGTCTGCTCTTTCGTAAGATTGAGCTTTGTCGTTTAAACGTATATTATCTTCTGTGGATTTATTGAGTTGTTCTTCCAGTTCAGAAACTTGATCGGCTAAATCGTCGATCAGATCTGCTTTACCTTCTGGAACTTCAATATAATGTTCCTTGAATACAGATTGTAATGAACTCATGAACTCTTCAGCTATTTCAGTCCTAAGACCTTGCTGTACAGCTACTTCATTCTCTTTCATCCAATTCTCAACTACGTAGTTAAGATAGGAATCTACCTTTTCTACGATTTCGTTTTGAACGTCAGTTACTTCTGTTTCAAGATTTTGCGCATATTCAGACTCTAGTCTATCTATCTCGGCGCCTACTTTTTGAGTGTAAGCAGCTTCGAAAATAGCTCCAGCCTTCTCACGGAATCCATCAGATAGTGTAGCTTCATTAGCTACAATAACGTCTAAGTCATCTTCCCAGTCAGCAGATTCTTGTTTAGGACTTGCGTCACTAGACTTAGCTTTAATGCTTTTATCCTTTTCAGGTTTAACTACATTAATAGCTTTCTTTACTGAACCATCGTCTTCCGACTCATCCATTGCTACCATCTTTGCGAACAACTGTTGCGCTTCGTGCTTTTTAGCCTTTTTCAGCATTTCAACTGCGGCGTTGATTACTCCAGCTTTAGTTTTAGGAATAGATGGCTTAGCGACTTCTTCGACTTCGTCTTCGTCTTCTTCGTCATCTTCTTCTTTAACCTTAGCTTCGGCAACCCCTTCAACTTCCTCTTCAGAAACTTCTTCTTCAGAAACTTCTTCGGACTCGGTTGATTGCTCTGCAACTACTTCTTCTTCAGTAGCTTCAACAGCTACTTCTAAAGTTTCATCTTGAGCTTCCGCTTCGTCTGAAACGCCTTCGACTATAGAGGTGATTGCATCACCTAAATTTTCGTTTGACATATCTTGTCTCCCAAAGTGAGTTTATAGTTTAGAGAGGAAATTTTTAAACGCCTTTATTTCAACGCTTGGCAAAGCCAATGTTGAAGCACGTTTTATTTCAGTCTCAATTTTTTCAATTTCTTGAGCTTCTAAGATACCATTATTCCATACCCAATCAACTCCTTCCATAACTCCGTTAACAAAAGCTGACGGAGCAGAAGGGTCTTGGACTATATCGATTGAGGCTAACATAAAGTCATTCCTCACATACATGCCACCTTTTCTGTTCTCAAGAGTTCCCATACCACGACTTGATACACCCAACTTTACACCACCTTCAAGTAAACCTTCAACGATTTGACCCATAGGGGTTTTAAGTATGGATGCTTTCCCTATAACATTATTTCCCTGGAATTCCAGGTTCGTAATCTTATGTGAAACCTTATCAAGGTTAACAGTTGGTCCTTCCGGATGATTTAACTCTCCAACCGCTCTACCTTGCGAAACCTGCTCTTTAACATATTTGCTAACTGCAGATTCCAAAATCTTTTTCTCGTATATGCGACCGTTTCGATTCTTTTTCTCGGCCTGCATAAATACACCTTCAATGTGCATACTTTTCTTTCCATTAGTTTTTTCTACGAGAATTTCTAATGGACTATCAATATATTCTGATATTAACTTCATTTATTCCTCTTTGTCTATAAGTTCTAAGAACTCTTTAACAGCGGCTTCAGCATCTAGAATATTTTCAAACTCTTCATCTAATAAAACACCATCTACTGATATTTTATATACATTAGATTCATTATAAAATATTATATTACTATCTTCAATCTTTAGTCTTTTAACAACTATAGATTGATCTTCTAGTTTTTCTCTAAGCTCGCTAAATAACAAAGCATTACTCCTCTTCTTTTTCTTCAGGCTCTTTGCCTAAGGAAGAAGCTGTATCAATTTTCTTAGCATCTAAAGCATCATTTAATTTTGTTTTCATTACATCACTAAACGCTTTATTAGCTTTCACACTATCTCCAGTGCGAATATTATCAATCAATTCATTTGTATTCATAATTATTTCCTCTATATCTATTTATAAAAATTAATTCTTTAGATGTCAAGATCAAGATCTTCACCATCATCTTCTGATTCTTTCTCGATCTGTTTATCTATTTCTTCGATTTCGTCCTCAGATTGTCTTAATATCTGCTTACGAATCCATTCATTTGAAACATATTTACCTACATATTCGTCTAATGAGGCTAACATTTCAAACCTTTCTCGGATCATTTCTGATTCTTTTAATTCACTGAAGTAGTTATCTTCAATAAAATCAAAAACTATTTCTTCTTTCCAAGCGTCCCAGTCCTGTGTAGTTATAATCTTCTTAAGTAATAACTGTGTTTTTAGAGATTGCATAAACAAGTCTGAGAATCTCTTTCTAAGTCTATCGATAAATTTCTTAAATTTAACCTCATCTCTAGATATTTCAGTAGAACGACCAAGACTAAATTGAGCTTCTTGTTCTAGTCTATTAATAGGAACGTTTAATGCTCTATATAATTTCTTTTGGAAATAGATTATATCATCTATTTGTCCTAAGTTATCTCCACCTGGTAATGTAGAAATTTCTGTTCCTCTTCCACCTTCTCTTCGTGGTAAGAAGAAATCTTCCATCATGGACATATGTTTCTTATCATCCTTGATCTCACCTGTCGATGCATCATATACCAATTTATTTCTATATTGGGCCATTATGTTCTTAAGGTATTCTTCAGCCTTACCTTTAGGTAAGTTACCAACATCAATATAGAATATACGCCTTTCAGGTGCACGAGAAATTCTATATATAACCAGAGAATCCTCCATCATACGGAGTTGATTCACAGGTTTAATTGCTTTCTGCAAATAAGATAATATTCTTGATCTACTAGGATCTAATTGTCCTGAAGTACAATATATTATAGAATCAGGGTGTATCTTGACACCTTGATTATGTTTCTCCATTGCAGTGTCTTGAAAGATGAAATATTCTTCCTGCTTTACTATTAATTTAGCGCCGGTTTTAGGATCATCTTTCTCTTCGATCTCTTTAACTTTCCTCAGTTTAGTGGGGTCAATATATCTTAATTCTTTAATACCCGCCTGAGGTTTACCTTCATCAATTATTACATGATAAGGTAATCTTCCATCAACATACCACTTACGAAATATATCATGAGCATATTGATTAAAATTAATAAGGCTTAATATATTATCAAACTCATATCGAATAGTATCTTTAATTTTGTCTGATACCTCTAAGGCATCAAGGACAATATTTACTGGAGCTTCATCATGATCTCCAACAATACTTTCATTAATAATATCTTCAATAGCTGCATCGCATTCAGGCTGAGCTGCTATATCCCTATACTTATATAATAAATCGATTTCATTTTTGGCTTTATCACCATCAAGATCGAGATATACGCCAAAGTGACCGCCAGTGGTTATAACCCCAGCGCCATCGGCTTCTGTATCGGGTACAAAAGAAGGACGTTCAGTCCCTTTCTTTTTTCTACCGATTTCAAACCCAAAAAATGAAATTTTTCTATCGTCTGCCATAATCTATCCTCATATTATCCGAGGGGAAAATAAATTCCCCTCTTCTAATATATTTATACCACTTATGAAGTAGTGTCTGATTCCCAATACTGAACCTGTAGTTCTACAGTAAAGTCTTCAATTGCGTCATTGGTCTCATAATTAAGATCGATTGCAGCCAAGTTACTTGGCCAGCAGCCACGGAAATCATACCTCTTAGAAGTAGTTCCGTCTTTCCTTAATTGCTCAACAACAATATCTGCAGAATAGTCATTCATATCGACTAATCCCGTATTTTCCTGGTGTTGATTAATACCATTCATCCATTGTTCAAACGATTTTCTTACATCAAACTCTGCGTCATTAATGACGGTAAGAGTAATAGCAGAAAAAGTCCTGTCTCCAGCCAAATTAAGTTTTCTTCCGCGGAAGGAAATCGGAATTGGACCAATTATAGAGTCAGGAATTGTTGCTTGTTTACATAAGAATGAGGTTAATTCAACATTCGCATCTACGAAGGTTGGAAAATTAACTGTCGCTTTAAATAAAGAAGGTCTTGCACCACCGCCACTAAGTTTCGATTTGAAATCGTCTATGCCTAGAATTGCCATGTCTTATCCTCCCTTAACCTTCAGAGCCAGCAATTTCTGTAAAGGAAACGCCAGTTCTGGTAGCTACAAAGTTTAAAGTAATAAAGTTAATAGATCTTGCAGGTTTGATATATATATCAGCTACAAAGCTATTAGTATCTATTACTTGACTTGTATTGTTAGTTTCATCGCAAATGACTGAAAAATCTGTCAGTCCTCTACGTCCCTTGACATCTCTTAAGAAAGGCTCTACCAAATTCTTAAACTGAGCTCTAGTGAATTCATCGTTGAATTCGAACAATTGAGCTTTAGCAGCAGTTGATATTGCTTTTTCTAAAGTGATGAATAATCTACGTACATTAATACGATCAAATGCAGAAGGTTTTGCTAATAGAGTTTTATCTCCAAATAGTAAAGTACCTTGTCCAGGTAATGATACTATAGGATTAACTCTTCCCTTGTATAAGGTATCTCTGTCAGCCTTGACAGGATTCCATGCAAGTTTAGTTACTCCTAATAGTTGTCCTCTGCTTACACCAGCTGGTGAATACCAAGCATCAGCAACTCGATCTGTACTAGCACATAAACCAGCAATATGACCAGCTGCGCCTATCCAACGATAAGTATCATTGTACTTATCGTAAACATAAACTGCAGAAGAATCACATACTGCGTATGAACTAGAAGTTAGACCGTTTGCAAACGCCATAACATCCGTAGCAGGAGCAGAAGCCCCTTGGCTATCTGCGATTGGAGGTGAGACAAAAGCTACACAATCTTTTCTTGCTTCCACAATAGAGATTAAGTCTTCAGCAATTGTTTCTGCCCCATTTGCATCTGGATAAGCAAACAATAAACCAACATCAACTGTTTCAGCGTCTTCCAATAGGTCGTAACCTAAAGC